CTTGAATTCTCTCAACCCCACTGATTTCTCCCCTCCTGTTTTGACTTGGGAAGAGACACTTACAGCTTTCTCTACTAGTGCTATGAAGAACTTGACTGATATCGGTTCCAGCTTTACTGCCTTTTTCGCTTCATGCAAAAAGTTTGCCCTTGATAATCCTTGGGTGATGGCAGCTGCTGGAATCGTGAGCTTGATTGCCGGAGTTCTTGTCGGCAAGAAAGTTTATGAGAAATTTTTTGGAGAAGCCAACGCTCTCTACAACATTCATCCCGAGCAGTGCACTTTTGCCCGGGTGTATGGCCCAAATGGAGATGAAGTCTGTCCCATTTGTTGGCAATGTTCTTGTGACCATAAACGAACCGAGTTCAATTATTTCGGTGAGACTCAAAGCTTTGGTGCTAAAAACACGAACCAGAAACGCCAGTTCATGCGTACTTCTGGGAAGCAGAACATGGGGACCAGACTTCGGTCTCAGGCTCTTAAGGCGCATCGTTCTGAAATGGTCCTGGAAACTCAAGGGATTCATCAGGCTCATTTTTCAAAACACAACTTGCTCAAGGACACTCAAGGGGCTACTCAAGATGTTACGGAAGTAGTTAAAAAAGCGATGTTTGACTTTTCGATATCGCTTTCAGGTGGCGAGTGGGTCAAAGTTGGCTACTGTTTTTCAGTAGTTGGTAAGACCTGCTTGGTGCCTTTGCATTTCTTGAGCGAAGCTTTGGGCATTCTGGACGAGCGCGGAGAAGACTTCCGCGAACCTGGAGCGATTCGCTTCCAAATGGAGAATGGGGCCGAAAGCTATACTTTTGGTCTTGAAGAGATCAAACGTATGGCTTATGAAGATGATTGTGCTACCGATGCATGGCTGTTTGATGTGCCGTGCGCTAATTACCTTGTTAAAAGGGATTTGGTTGGGCTTTTTCCAACCAATGACGAAGCTGCATCGCTCTTGTTCACGGCCTCTCGAAATGTCCAGGCCCGACTTGTCATGCGAGAGCATGATATCAATGTCTCGCACCTCACCGGCATTCGGGAGGAACGAGTTATGTCCAACGGAAACCCAGAGGTCAGAAGAAATTTGATCTCTTATCAGTGTGACAACTACAAAGGACTTTGTGGAGCCATGCTTGTTTCCGAAGGGACCCGCTTTGCAGGCAAGATCTTTGCCCAGCATATAGCGGGTGCTCAGGCCACTGGAGTTAGCTTGGGTGCCATTGTTACCGGAGACACCATCCGGAAATACCAAGGGAGAGAAGTTGAGGTTTCTCAGCATTCCTTCCCTGATATGGTTACTCAAGCAGCTCTTGATTTCCATGGTACTGTGCCAGCTGACTACGTCACTAGAAATCTTGACGTTTCGGCCGGTGTTTTTATTAAGAATACACTTCTTCCTTGGGATGGGGATGGCCCATCCTACTTTACCCGGAAAACAACGGCTGTTGACGTGAGTCCATACAAATTTGAAGCTAATAGAGCTAAATTTGGTCCCGTCGTTACTGAGAAGATAAAAGCCCCTATTGTTCTGAGGGACTTTATTCGAACGCATTATCTTTCTCATGCCAATCACGTGCCCAAACGAATTTTTACTTTGGAAGAGGCCATTATGGGCCTACCAGGGTCACATTTCGATGGCGTGGATGGTAAGACATCCGCCGGTTTCCCTGACACATCTTTTGGTATCAATGGAGAAGACTATTGGAGCATTGACGTCCTTGGACGCTTTGTTCCAGGTCGCCTTTGGGACATCCTCGTTGGTGACGTACAGAATTTCATCGACGTTGCGAAAACGGGGCTCACGCCTGTTGTCGCTTTTAAAGACTGTTTGAAAGGGGAGAGGCTACCCGTCGAGAAGGTCGCTGCTGGAAAAGCAAGACTTATTAGCATACCTCCAAAGTACATTGTCGTTCTTGTCAAGATGTACTATGGCGCCGTCATTAAGACCCTTTCAGACGGAGCACCTTTTAACACCATCCTGAAGGGCTACGATGAAAAGAATGCTGATTACTGGTCGATCATTGGCCGGTATCTTGCCGCTTTTGGAGACAATGTCGGTGCTGGAGATTACCAAGCATTCGATCATCACCAATCAAATCAGTCTGTAGGATGGACAATGGATCTTTTTGATTCATTCTACATTGACGCCACGCTTAGCGACGTGAATGTCCGGAAGGCACTTTCATCTATCATTCTCAATCAGTACCACGTCTTCGGAAGTGTCATTGAGGAATACCATGACGGCATGCCGTCTGGGTGGCCTCTTACATCTGAAATCAATTGCGCGACGAACCTGCGGTTGTTCTTGACCGCTTGGCTCGAGTTGCACGATTGGCGTGAATCCTCTCTCTTGTCGTTTTTCGCTAATGTTCATTGTCTCTTTCTTGGAGACGACAACATTTTTGCAGTCTCGAATGCTTATAGGAAGCAGTTCACACCCAAGCTTATTGCTAGGGTTGTAGCCCGTGAGGGCCACGTCTATACAGACGTGAACAAGGGACCTGCGAAGGATGAGTTGGAACCCTTATCGAACGCTACTGTTCTTAAGCGTTCGTTTAGGGAGTTTGCACCAGGGCGTTTCGTTGGACCGCTTGATCTCGATGTGGTTCTCGAGATGCCTTTGTGGAGTAGAGCAGGAGCTGACTATAAAGTTATAGCAGTTTCTAATCAAGACACGGCTCTTCGTGAGTTGGCGCTACATGGTCCGGAGGTTTTTCACCGCTGGATGCCTAGAATGAAGCTTTTCCAAGGGAAATATTGGAACCCAATTTCTGAGAGCTATGACGTCTTGTTTTCTGCTGCAACTGGCTCTCCATGCTATGCCTATGAAGGCATGGCATAAATTTAAGTAATGGGTGAGACCTATAATAAGCTCCACCTTTCGAAGGTGTTAAATCTCGACGCTCGATTACAACGATAGACTTACGCGGGCTGACGCATATATCAGGGAGTTTTAATGTTAGGTACCTCTCAAAACCAAACAACCCCCCAATTAAGTACAAAAATATGCAAAACACTACAGCGACAGCATCTAGCACGGATGTTGGGCAGTCTACTACAAGTGCCACTCAGAATATTACGCGATTTGAGGATGACACCACTGGTGCTTTCTCTTCTGAACCTGTACCTTCTCCGGTACCTCTTGTTCCATTTATGGACGTTGAGGGTTCCGGCACGATTATAGATTTTTTGGAACGTCCTACCCTTCTTACCCAAGGCGCGTTTACAACGACGGATATCACAACTCTGTATTCCGTTGATCCTTTTCTTGCTCTTGTGTCCGGAGCTAAAGCTCCTAAGCTAAATGGTATTTATGGCGTGAAGGCTGATCTTGAGATCACTCTGAACGTTAATGCCACGAGGTTTCAGAGTGGGCGGTATATTTTGGCTTTTCTTCCTTCGGGAGGAATTCCCATAACACAGCCTGCTTTTGCTACGTATCTTCGGATGCATGCAACCACGTTGGTGAATATCACCCAGCTTCCCCATGTTGAGATTGATCTAGCGTCTGAGACGCATGTTACTCTCTCTCTCCCTTGGAAAGGAGTCGCACCTTTCTTCGTAAATTTGTCTACTTACCCTGTTGGGTTTGGTAGGCTTTTCCTTTATCCTTATGTTGGCCTCTCTGCGTCGTCTGGTGACTCTGTCGCTGGATATACCGTTTGGGCTAGCATGAAGAATGTGTCCTTGATTGGACCAACCGTTACGCAGTCTGCTTTGGGAGACGCTGAAGCGAAGCGGAAGGGGAAGGGTCCAGTCGAAACTGCCCTCTCCAAAGTCGCTCTCGCTTCTAATATTCTCGGTGATCTTCCTCTTTTGGGGAACTCCGTCAAAGGTGTTGGGTGGTCTGCGGGTCTTTTGGCCCGTGCTGCCCACGCTTTTGGATGGTCAAAGCCTCTGGATATGTCTGCTCCTATGGAGACTCGTCCCCACCACCTGAAATTTTTGGAAAATGTGGATGGGATCAATACTGGCAAACAGTTGGGAGCTCTTTCAACCAACGCTGTTGATCCCGTGCCCATGAATATTCATTCGAAAGTTGATGAAATGTCCTATGATTTTGTCAAACAGGTTTATTCCTACTTCCAGACCATTCCTTGGACCGCAAGTTATGCTGCTGGAACTCAGTTAGCATCTTTTTCGGTTACCCCAAATGAGTACAACGCTTATGGAAGTGGGTATGTTATGCCCC